CTACTTACTGACCACAAGCGGCAAATCCAGTGTTGGGGTGATTTTGGTTTTACGATCGTAAATCAACACCTGATTTTCTGTTTTGTGTCCACTGAAAATTTGTTTGTCGCGACTGCTGCCTTCGTAATCTGAAATCCCTTTGGCTTTTATGTCATGGAAGTTGCATCCAAACGGAACGCCGGCTTTTTGCTCGGCTGCACGTTTAGCCTGATTCCACCAGTTGTTCAGCGTCTTGGCTATTACCTTCTCGCCTTTGGTTGTGTTGATCACATACTCGCATGTGCCGGAAGATACATTTCGGGCTAACTGGATCGCCGTACGTAATCGCGGAGACCATTCCTTGATTTGTTTAGTGCCAGTCTTGTTTTGCTCAATGTAAATCCCTTTATCCATAATATCCTGCCATTTCAGCTCGAGTACATCACCGAGCCTTGCCGCACAAAGATAGGATATCTCCATTGCAATACATAACTGTGGAATTGCTTCCGCATATATTGCAGCATACTGTTCATCGGTGATGTAAACAGTACGGGCTTTAAGTGTGAATTTTCTGACTCCTTTGCATGGATTATTTTTTACATACCCACGCTCGTATCCCCATCCGTATATACGGCTCAGACTTGCCAGTTCATGGTTTGCCTGGGTCTTGCTCTCAAGTCCTCGCTTATCCATGAAAATTCTTACCTGTTCAATTTTTACATTATCAGCAAGCACTTTTCCGAATACTGCCAACAATGCCCTTTGATGTTGCCGATAATCTTTTTGGGTTCGGGGGGCCAGTTCTGTAAATGCAGGGGAGTCCATAAACATGTGCCATAATTTAGCTACTGTCATTATGTTGTGGAGTTTTGCTTTTTCCAGCTCATAATTTTGCCAGACTTTAGCTATGCTGGTTTCCCGCACTCTTCCGAGCCCTATAGTTCTTGTGCTTCCTTCGGGTTTCCATACGTAACTGTAACCATTCGATCTAACACGCGGTGGTAGTGCATTATCTTTTTTGTTTTTTCTTGGTCTTCCCATTGTTCAGCGCCTCAAAATCGGGTTCAGCGGAAACCAGTTCAGGTGCTTTTGGCATCGTAGTCAGTCCGTGTGGAATATCCCTGCGAAGAACTATTGGTTCGTTTTTAGGACCGATTACAAATGGGATACCGTGCAGCCTTAACTGGTGTTGCTGTTTTGTGTATCGCTCGTATTTCGTGATCTCTTGAATCTCTGCTGGCGATAGAGTTAATTCGTACATGTGGTCACGTGCCTTACAGCATGACCGCCGCCAATATAATTCGGGGACGGCGATCAGGGTTGAACATTAAAAATCAACCGGATTCGGGATCAGTTTTTGCCAGATTGCTGAAACGTATTTTGCCTGGTGACGGGCATCATCCAGCGCATTGTGGCGCACGCCTTCAAATGGAATAACGATTCTGGCATCAAAGTCGATTGTTTTTCCCAGCTCAACGATTGTGCGTACATCGCGATCGTTGTAGTAACGCCACGGGCAGGGGATCCCCTGCCGTTCGTATGAACGGCGCAAAATTGCGTTATCGAAAGTTGCACCATTACCCCATACCTGAACGAATTTTTCATCTGAGTATTCGTGGATGAACTCCCGAAACCGCGAAAGGGCATCCTTCAGTTTTACCTGGTCTGTTAAAATGGCAGCTCTGGCTTCACTGGACTGCTTCAGCCACCATTCGATGGTTCCACCGTCAGGAACAGCCCCTGTATTCATTGCGTCAGTCAGACTGATAACGATATAAAATACTGGCCCGATTTCCCCTGTTTGTGGGTCGAAGAAAACCGCACCAATAACCACGATGGGCGCATTGGTGTTGGTTCCCATTGTTTCAAGGTCGATCATCAGGTGATACCACACTCTGCTGGTGGATGTGATAATGTGACGACCGTTCACCGCAATTAAGGGAGCTGCCGTCTCGCCAGTTTCATTATCGCTGGCGTGGTCCTGAGCGCTGCCAGCATTCTCCTTGTGTGGATGTTCAGCGCCTTCCATTTCCTTCGGATCATTTTCCTGAACTTCAACCTGATTCTTGTCATCGAATGTTTCCTGGTATGTTGCGTCGCCCATCACCGCGCCACAATCAGGGCAGTTGCCGCCACCGATCTGACCGCAGGCGGTGCAGACTTTTTCCGCTTCCTGTTGTGCTACCGGTTCGGATTGTTTCGTTTCTGGCTCGTTTTGTTGCGTATTTGGGCTGTTTTGTTCCGCTTTCTGGTCGTTCTGTTCCGTTTCTTGCTGGTTCTGGTTCACAGTATCGCGGGTCTGGATCCCCTTAACCCATTTCGGATCATTCGGGTCGCTAATCCCTGCAACAAATTCACCACGTGATACTGCAAGCAGTTCATCGGCGTCAGGCTGGCTGATATTGGCTGCCTGCATAATTTTGTTTACTTCGTTAGCGGTAACTTTTACCGGCCCTGGTTGTGCGGTCGTGTCAGATGCACCAGTATTTTGTTGTGAACCTGAGTATGTACCGTTTTTGCGGGCGAAATATTCTTCTTTCGTGATTTCAGTAGCCCCTGCAGCCAGTGCCTTATCCAGACCAGAAAGTTTGTTTGCGCGACCGTATTTTTCGCCATCCTTGTCGGTGAAGAGGAAGTAGAACGGCCCCTCACGCTCTACAGATGGTTCGACTTCCACTTTGCATTCGGTTTTTTCGTTGTCCGGAATTGCCGTTTCCACTGCATCAGTTTCTGGTACTGGCGACGAGAGAGTATCAGTTGCGCTCTGATTTGTTCCTTCATCTTCAAACACGCCCTTTGTAGTCAGGTATTCAGTAATGTATTTGTTCAGTGCCACAGGATCTTTGTGAATGTCGATCGGACGTTCACGGACAAGGCCAAAAATAGTCTGGCGGTCGTAGCGAAGGGCATCAGGCTGTTTGCGCATCGATGCCGAGATACGCTTCCAGTCTTCGCGGTCGTTGTCGATAACTTCATTTTTTGCCCAGCGATGGATGCTGCCGTCAATGTTTCCGGCATCCACATCACCAGGCCAGAGAGCGTAGGCCAGTTCGTCATCCAGTGTTTTCCATGTCTGCTTGTATTCGCGATGAGTGGCAGCAATGACCGGGTTGATTTTTCCTGTTGAATTTTCAGTGTTCTGTTGATTGACTCTGGCGCGGGCAAGATCAACAACAGACGTGTATTTTCCGGTTTCCTTGCGTTCACCTTCGCGACGTTTTTTCCAGATGCGCATCTCTGCCTGAATTTCGGGCCATTTGGCACCAGGCTTACATTTATGCTTAACCCACCCGATGGCATGCAGCTTAAGCTCCGGATACATGGCGTTAACTTCTGGCATTTTCATCAACGCTTCAACGATATGTCCGTCGAATGTTGCCATGTCTTCCTGCAACAATTCCTGTGCGCTAATAACCATATCAACGGTGATGTTTTCACATGTGTCGAACTTAACCATGACAGCGTTCTGTACTTCAGGGGCCAGCTTGTCAAAAGTGACGTTCATCGGATCTGATTCAGTCTCAACCGGAACAAAGGAAGCAGACTCCTCATCCCAGCGGTTTTCCTGCATATATTCAGCATCCCAGGAATCGAGGGCAGGGCGGGGTATACCGGGTTTATCCTCGCAAACAAGAAATTTATAAGCGCAGTCCTGAGCAGCCGGATATTGCTCCAGGAATTGCCAGGTAAATTTGGCACGGGCGCGGCGTTCGTCACCGGCTTCAATGGCAGTGGCTACAGCAACTGCACCTTCTTCCTTTATTGCCTGTTCGTCCGGAATGGCAGCGCAAATAAAGACTTTACTCATTTTGTTTTACCTCATTACAGATTTAAGGGTGAACAAATCCCTGCCATTGCTGGCATATAAAAATGAAACTGGATATTAATTACGGCGCTGTTTTTAATCCTGCCGGGATTTCGTTATTATCCATGCGAATAACTTTCTCGACCAGATAACAGTTACCAGGAATTTTCTGTTCTGCTGCGGCAGCCATACATTCTTTCATTGAACCATATATACCAGTAACCACATCAACAGGTTCGCCAGTATTAAGAAAAACAGTCAGAGTGAGGGCAACAGCAGTCTTCATTGCCAGCGTCCTTTTTGCATCAGGCGTAAACGGGCCAGCATTGAAACAATGCATATTTTATTTAATAACTCCCGTTCGTGTTTTCTCTTGTTAATGGCATCTTCAGTAAATACAGGGTTACTGATAGTGACACCAATTTCAAAACAACCTTCAGACGTATTAACGTTTGGTAATAACGTTTCCATTATCGCGTCCTCAACAATGAATTTTGTGATGCGGTGCCTGGTGCCTCCAGGTGACGTTAACCAGTTAACAATTAACGCCGGATACAGAGAATCCACCCATAACACTGTTTTTGGTTTTAACTGTTCCGCGTGCGCTTAGCCGCATTCACCGCATCATAAAATTCACTTTAAAAAGGGCGGCAGAGCAGTCACGGAGTAAAACTGATACCGCCAAACGTCACCAGAAAATTGATAACAGAGGGCGTTGCAGCGGGGTTGTCACTTAAGCGTATGGTCAACCTGACAACCCGGTGTCCTCAACGGGGAAGGAATACCCCCGCCATACTTACCGCCGCGCCATTTCGCGGAGTGCCACAACCGGAAGCGCACGGTCGACGAAAATTTAACGACAGGCTATCTATGAACCAGCTACCTCGCCGTGCGCTTTCGCGTTATGGTCTGACTTTTCAGGGAAATATCCTTTCAGTAAACTGTCAATGCCGGATGCTCACCCGTGTCCGGCGCACGCACTCCACCTCACCCGTGGAGAACTCCTTAATTACTAACCTTAGCTTTGTTGATTAGCTACTAACGCGGGTATGTAATCATTCTGGCAATGCTTAATGCCGCTGCTTTTTCCAGATTGGTGATATCCTGCTCCAGAGCGGACATATTTTCAGCCTGCTTAGCCCTGGCTTCATTGGCCCATTTCAAATCCTGCGCTGCATTAATTTTCTGGCGCATCCACTCATAAAGTTCATCATCGGTATAGTCTGGCGCGATGATGACGGGTTCTCGTTTCTGCATGTCGACTCCTTGTGGTTCGTGTTGCCTGCTTTTAACCACATCAGGCGAGGTGGTATCCTGAAAGCCGACCAAAGCTTTACGGATAAATAAGTTATGTTGCAACCACCAATAAATCCGCTTAAAAATATGAAAATTGATTACTGGTATAAAGCACTTACAGTTGTTGGTGCTGCGTTGTTTGTCTTTAATGGAACATCTTTTTTTGACAGATACCCCGCTGTTCCACTGGCTTTTTTGTCCTCCGGTATTTTCTTCACTGGCCTTGGAGAGTGGATCAATCACCCTCTCAGAGTGAGATTTATTGGTCCCGGAGCCGTTGCCCGGGGGCATAACCGTTCTCCGTGCACACTCGGCATTATCTTCGATATATTGGGTGTCTGCCTGATTGTTACAGGAGTCGTCAAATTCTTCTGAAGAGAATCCACACACAGGGCATACAACCGGAATACGGCAAATGATTTCACCCGGCTCGATGTGTGGGTACTCGCCATCAATTTTTTGTTGCTCCCGTATACCCATGTTGACCTCATTTCCCCTTAACGCCGGGGTAGCGGAACAAAAACCTGCTGCATAGTTATTAAAGTTGAACCCTGCCGTCATGTTCTTACGCCTCGGGCTGGCTACTTAACCCCTGACCACTGCCTGGTAACTCGAAGTATTGCCCTGCATTCTGTGGGGCGGGGTGGGTTGGCATGCAATAAATCTAAAAGTATTTAGTTTTATAGTCAAGAGGAATCTAAATTAATTTAAAAAAAAGGTCGGCATAACCGACCTTAAGTTCAAGAACATGGCAGGGTTATAGGTTGAACTGTACACCTTTTGCTACGGCAACAATTTTACACTCTGGCGTAAGCAAGGATGATTGATAGCGCGGATTGAGAGGACTTAAATACACAAGTTTTCCATCAATAACTAATTTTTTTATAGTCATAGACGGTTCATTTGTAAGAGGATCTGGAACTATTACAGCGACGATACTGCCATTTTTATAACTTTCTCCTGGTCTTAGGATCACAGTGGCACCAACTGGGATACTTGGCGACCCTGAGGGGTTATGCATAGTGTCATCAGGCATTGAAACGGCAAAATCACCTTCCACTACATCAAAGAATGTGGTGATCCTATCGACATTTCCCATTGTTTTCTCTCCTTCTAAGATTAGGAAAGAAATCGCGTCACCCCACGAAAGGTAGGGGATCTTGGTGCCTGGATTGTTCTGCACAAAAGATAGTTCAGGAGACGATACTCCATACAGGAGATAGGACTCAGTAGTTCCTAATGCTTGGGCTAACTTACTTAGAGCTTTGCTGCCGGGTTCGTTTAGATCTTTCTCCCAGTACCCTATAGTAACCCCAGTCACGCCTGAAAGCTTACCCAGCTCTACTTGGGTGAGTCCCTTATCTTTTCTGAGTTTCTTAAGCCTGATGCCAAGGCTTTCCATCATTTTCTCCCGCGAGTTGAATATAAATTATTTTAGATTGCATTGACCTAAAAAAAATTATCCTGTAATCTAAAAATACTTAGATTTTAGGAGGGTGAAATGCGAGTTGATGAACTTGTTCAGTTTTTTGGCTCTGTTCAGAGGGTCGCTGATTTTTATGGGATAACCCGCGAAGCTATTTACATGTGGCGTAAGCGCCCCGGTGAAATAGTTCCGAAAGGGAGAGCTGCGGAAGCTGCTGCATACTCCAAGGGAAAATTATCTTTGGACCCAGAGCTTTACAAAAAGAAGGATACCACTCAGAGCGAAAGGAAGAGTGATTCATGAAAATCAAGCATGAACACATCCGCATGGCGATGAATGCCTGGGCGCATCCGGACGGCGAGAAAGTACCGGCTGCAGAGATTACCAAAGCGTATTTCGAGCTGGGAATGACGTTCCCGGAACTGTATGACGACAGCCATCCGGAAGCCCTGGCTCGCAATACCCAGAAAATTTTCCGCTGGGTAGAGAAAGACACCCCTGATGCGGTTAAAAAAATTCAGGCGTTGTTACCGGCGATCGAAAAAGCAATGCCACCTTTGCTGGTGGCCCGAATGCGCAGCCACAGTTCAGCCTGGTTTCGGGAGCTGGTGGAGACGCGGGAACGGCTGGTGAGAGACGCTGATGATTTTGTCGCAGTGGCGATCGCTGGTTTCAACCAGATGAATCGTGGTGGCCCTGCAGGAAATATTGTGGCTGTGCATTGACTCGCAATATTCATACCGGATCACTTCCGGCAATTTGTGAGTAAAAAGATTCGGTATCAAAAGAGGTGAGTATGGCTAACGCCTGGCTCAGATTATGGCATGACATGCCAAACGATCCTAAGTGGCGAACAATTTCCAGGTTGTCAGGACAGCCAATCGCAACAGTGATGGCTGTGTATATCCACCTTCTGGTGAGTGCGTCACGAAATGTCACGACATGTCACGGTGTGTCACTACGTGGTCACATTGATGTCACGGCGGAAGATTTAGCAAGTGCGCTTGATGTGACGGAAGAAGTAATTGATTCAATTTTACAGGCAATGCAGGGGCGGGTACTTGATGGAGATTTGATCAGTGGATGGGAAAAACGCCAGGTACTGAAAGAGGACAATGGCAACGTTTCACAAACCGCGAAATCCCCGGCAGAGCGCAAGAGAGCGCAGCGCGAGAGGGAAAAATTACGAAAACAGAATGAGGGGGCGCGCGACGAGTCACGCATCTGTCACGACATGTCACGACGAGTCACGACAGATAAAGATACAGATAAAGAATTAAACCCCACACATAACGCGCGCGTGCGAGAGAGTGCTCCTGCCAGTGAGGCAAATGGCGTGCCGTTGCAAACAGCGGAACCTGATTACCTGGAAGGCCTGAGCGAACCCATCGGGAAATTTCCGATGACCGATGGCTGGCATCCGTCGCCGGATTTTCGACGACGGGCTGCGCTGTGGGGCGTGGCTCTTCCTGAGCCGGAATTTACACCAGCTGAACTTTCCGCCTTCCGGGACTACTGGGCAGCGGAGGGCAAAGTGTTCACGCAGGTTCAGTGGGAGCAGAAATTCGCCCGTCACGTAAATCACGTCAGGGCGCAGGCTAAACCAGTCAGCAAGGGGGTAAACCATGCAGCAGCACCAGGTGGCACCGCATCACGGGCAGTTCAGGAAATTCGGGCAGCACGTGAGCAGTGGGAACGTGAAAACGGATTTATCAGCGACGGAAACGGCCTGGAAGCTGTGGGAACTCATGGGGGAGGTTTATTCGAACCGCTGGACCCAGAAGAACGGGGCCGCACCTTCGAAGCTCTGGATTGCACAGATTGGCGCGATGACTGAGCAGCAAATCCGACAGGTCTGCCGCCAGTGCATGGACCGCTGCCGGGCGGGTGAAACATGGCCTCCGGACCTGGCTGAGTTTGTGGCACTGATTTCGGAGAGTGGGGCAAATCCATTTGGTCTGACGGTGGATGCTGTGATGGAGGAGTACCGTCGCTGGCGCAATGAGTCCTGGCGATACGACGGAAGCGATAAATACCCATGGACTCAGCCTGTGCTGTATCACATTTGCCTCGAGATGCGTTCAAAGGGGATTGAGCGCCAGATGACCGAAGGGGAATTAAAACGGCTTGCAGAACGGCAGCTGACGAAATGGGCAAAGCATGTTAGTAACGGCCTGAGCGTTCCGCCAGTCCGGCGACAACTGGCGGCACCCAAACGCCCGTCGGGACCAACGCCAATTGAGTTACTGAAACAGGAATATGAACGCCGGAAAGCGGCTGGGTTTGTTTGAGTTGAGAAGTAATTTTTACCGGGAGGAAATTTTAATGGAGACCGTTTTTGACGCACTGAAAGCGATGGGAAAAGCTACGTCGGTAGAACTGGCTGAGCGACTTGATATCAGTCGTGAAGAAGTGCTGAACGAACTATGGGAACTGAAAAAGGCTGGTTTCGTTGATAAAAGCGCGTACACCTGGCGTGTGGCTGATAACAACGTTCAGCAGGAACAGCCAGCGCCAGAAGAACAGCCGGAAGAAACCTCCACGGCGACAGTAGCGAAAATCTCAGAGTGCGATTTAACCGCGACGATTGAACAACGCGGACCACAAACGGCTGATGAGCTGGCTACATTGTTTGGTACCACATCACGCAAAGTGGCTTCAACGCTGGCAATGGCAATCAGCAAAGGCCGTCTGATTCGTGCTAATCAGGACGGTAAATTTCGTTACTGTATGCCGGGCGATAATTTACCAGCAGAGCCGAAAGCAGCATCGGTAGCGGAAACTGATGGTAAAGCCTTTCCTCAGCCTGCATGCGTTGCGTTACCAGTACAGGAAGCTGCAACACAGGAAGATATTAAAACAGAGACTGTGGCGGACATTGTGCAGTCGCTGCCATCGTTTACTGAAACGCGAGCGGATGACCTGGTTTTACCATCGCTGCATATGGCAAACCGCGAACTGCGTCGGGCGAAAAATCATGTCCAGAAGTGGGAGCGAGTCTGCGCCGCGCTGCGGGAGCTGAACAAGCACCGGGATATTGTACGACAGATTACTGATTCTTCCCGCCATGTTGCATCGGAAAAGTGATTGCCGGAGGCACCTGTGGCAAAAGTATTTACACCAGAAGAGCGGGAAAAAATTAAAGGGCAGGTTATTGAACTCGTGCGCCAGAGTGGGCGCGAGACGTTACGGCAACTGGAAGCTAAAACAGGGGCGACAAGATACCTGATGAGCGTTCTCGCCAGAGAGCTGGTTGCCAGTGGTGATGTATACAACTCTGGCTACGGGTTATTCCCGTCTGAACAGGCTCGTAAGGACTGGATAAAGGCCCGCAAAAAGATGTCGAAAGCAGCAGTGAAAAAAAAGAGCGACCCGGACTTGGTTTATTCATTACCAGACGGAGAAATACGTCGTTACAACAGACGACAGAACATAATCTGTCGCGAGTGCCGGAAGAGTGAGGTTATGCAGCGAGTGCTGGCGTTTTATCAGGGGAATTTTGAGGAGGAGGTACTGTGAGTGAAATTAGCTATCAGGCTTCAATTACCGCTGGCATTCGCATCAAAGGAGAGGAGCATGGAAATAAAACCAGAAGATGAGTTAAGTAATATTGTTTTATTTCCGGTAAAAGAGGATGACCCACGTAATCAGGTTAATTTTCTTTATGAGCCATCGGAAAGACCATGCTGCCATCACGCTTCTGTCCGGGTTGACGAAAAAGAGCGTCAGGTCCGCTGTAAAATCTGCGGTGCAGTTGTGGAGCCATTTGACTGGATGCTCTCTGTGGCGAAAAGAGAAACCAGACTGGCAGATGGTGTAAAACAATTGCGTCAGGAGGAACGGGAAAGACGGAAAAATATAGAAAAGTTAATTCAGATTGAGCGTAACGCGAAAGCGCGGATACGCAGGGCGAAAAAAACAGAACTGAATAATTAAATTTAGCACTGTAAATAATTTTAATCCTTAACCTGAGGGATTTCTGCACCCTCAGAACATCAGTAGGCCGCCCGAAAGGGCGGGAAGCAGTCACACATTTGTTTCCGATAGTCCCGTTCTAATGCTAGACTATTTGATATTTTCATGACCACAATAAATACGTTTATGACAGTTGCTGATTTCAAACGGCCTAAATTGGAGCTCCCAAACGGGGCAAACAAACTACTACTGCACTCTTGCTGTGCTCCATGTTCCGGTGAAGTGATGGAGGCGCTTCAGGCCTCGGGAATCGACTACACCATCTTTTTCTACAACCCGAACATTCATCCTCAGAAAGAGTATTTAATTCGTAAGGATGAGAATATTCGCTTTGCTGAACAACACGGCGTGCAGTTTATCGATGCTGATTACGACACAGACAACTGGTTTGAACGTGCCAAAGGAATGGAATGGGAGCCCGAGAGGGGGATCCGTTGTACCATGTGTTTTGACATGCGTTTTGAGCGGACAGCGTTGTACGCTGCTGAAAATGGTTTCAGTGTGATCAGCAGTTCGCTGGGCATTTCACGCTGGAAAAATATGCAGCAGGTTAACGACTGTGGGCGGCGAGCCGTCGCGCATTATCCGGGAATGGTGTACTGGGATTATAACTGGCGCAAGCAGGGCGGCTCGTCCCGTATGATTGAAATCAGCAAGCGCGAAAAATTCTATCAGCAGGAATATTGTGGCTGTGTGTATTCTCTGCGCGATACCAATCTACACCGCAAATCTCAGGGACGCCCTCTTATCAAAATTGGTCAACTCCACTACGGTAAAGAAGAGAAGGAGTGATTTTATGGATCACCTTTCTGATTGATTTCATATTGGCGAGGTAGCAGGAGTTAAGTAGAATTGCTGCGGGTGCTTGAGGCTATCTGTCTCAGGCATGAACACCAAAAGGCAGATAGAGAAAAGCCCCAGTTAACATTACGCGTCCTGCAAGACGCTTAACATTAATCTGAGGCCATATCTATGCGACACATAGAGATTAGCCTCTTACGGACCGAAAGGTCAAGGAGAAGCAGGCTATGAAGCAGCGAAAGGCGATGTTAATCGCCCTGATCGTCATCTGTTTAACCGTCATAGTGACGGCACTGGTAACGAGGAAAGACCTCTGCGAGGTACGAATCCGAACCGGCCAGACGGAGGTCGCTGTCTTCACAGCTTACGAACCTGAGGAGTAAGAGACCTGGCGGGGGAGAAATCCCTCGCCACCTCTGATGTGTCAGGCATCCTCAATGCACCCGCACTTAACCCGCTTCGGCGGGTTTTGTTTTTTCTGAGCATCCTGGTTTACAATCCACATGCCAGCCTGAACAACTGGCACCTGCTGCGCCAGCAGAGAAAACAGATGGCGCACAAGACCAAATTACACAATTCTGATACCGTTCGTGCCAGCAGGCACGGGCGGTGTTCGCACGCATTCAAATATGACTGGTATCAGCACGACCCCTGCACTGAAGAACAGGCCGAATGGCTGATTCATAACTACCGCAGACGTGGGTATGAGTTTAGGAAAGCCCTCAGCCTCGATTATCGTCACTGGATAATCTACGTCAGACTCCCTTATTCCGAACGCCCACCGCGTCCGTCCCGCACATTCCAGCAACGCATCTGGAGGTAACGTGCGGGTATTACTTCGACCTGTTCTGGTGCCGGAACTTGGGGTGGTTATCGTTAAGCCTGGTCGTGAATCCATGCAGGTATTCCATAACGGCAGAGTGCTGGTTGAACCGGAGCCAAAAAGCATGCGCGGTCTGCCGTCCGGGGTCGTTCCTGCCGTTCGCCAGCCGCTGGCGGAAGACAAATCTCTGCTGCCATTTTTCAGCGATGAGCGGGTGATTCGTGCTGCCGGCGGCGCTGGTGCACTGTCTGACTGGCTCCTGCGTCATGTTAAATCCTGCCAGTGGCCTCATGGTGACTACCATCACAGTGAAACCGTCATACATCGTTACGGTACCGGCGCGATGGTGCTGTGCTGGCACTGCGACAACCAGCTGCGTGACCAGACATCCGAATCACTCGGGCAACTTGCTCATCAAAACCTGTCAGCATGGATGATTGACGTCATACGCCATGCAGTGAATGGCACGCAGGAGCGGGAATTATCGCTGGCTGAATTATCCTGGTGGGCGGTCCGCAATCAGGTGGCGGACGCGCTTCCGGAGGCAGTATTACGTCGTTCTCTGGGGTTACGTGCGGAAAAAATCCGCTCTGTCTACCGTGAAAGCGACATCATACCGGGAGAGCAGACAGCCACCAGCATACTGAAGCAGCGCACAAAAAATATTGTGCTACCGCCTCACGCCCACCAGCAACAGAACCCACCACAGGAAAAGACGGTGGTCAGCATTGCCGTTGATCCGGAGTCTCCTGAATCTTTCATGAAGCGACCTAAACGTCGCCGCTGGGTTAACGAAAAGTACACGCGCTGGGTTAAGACACATCCGTGTGCATGTTGTGGTAAGCCAGCCGACGATCCCCATCACCTGATTGGTCACGGTCAGGGAGGGATGGGGACAAAAGCCCACGATATTTTCACGCTACCGCTGTGCCGGGAGCATCACAATGAACTTCATGCTGATCCGCTGGCATTTGAAGAAAAGCATGGTTCCCAGATTGATTTAATTTTTCGTTTTCTTGATCACGCCTTTGCAACCGGCGTGCTCGGGTAAAAGAGGTTACTGATGCGTATAGAGTTTGTTTTGCCTTACCCGCCAACGGTGAACACCTACTGGCGACGTCGTGGCAGTACATATTTTGTATCAAAAGCCGGTGAGCGTTATCGCCGTGATGTGGCGCTCATTGTTCGCCAGCAGCGACTGAAATTAAATCTGTCCGGAAGGCTAGCGATCAGGATTATTGTGGAGCCACCGGATAAGCGCCGTCGTGACCTGGACAATATCCTGAAAGCGCCACTGGATGCACTGACACATGCGGGACTGCTTATCGACGACGAGCAGTTTGATGAAATTAATATTGTGCGCAGTCAGCTTGTACCTGGTGGTCGGCTGGGCGTGAAGATTTACGAAATTACAGGTGGTAACGATGGCACGTGATATTCAGATGGTTCTTGAGCGTTGGGGAGCGTGGGTGGCAAATAATCATGAGGATGTCACATGGCCATCGATTGCTGCTGGCTTTAAAGGATTAATACCGTCGAAAGTTAAATCGCGTCCGCAATGTTCCGACGATGACGCAATGATCATTTGTGGCTGTATGGCCCGGTTGAATAAGAACAACAAAGAATTACACGATTTGCTGGTAGATTATTACGTGGCGGGCATGACGTTTATGGCGCTAGCACGAAAGCATGGTCGTTCGGATTGCTGGGTTGGCCGTTTGTTGCAAAAGGCTGAAGGGATAGTTGACGGCATGTTGATGATGCTTGATATCAAGCTGGACATGGACTGATAAAACTTAACTCACATACCCTCTCCATGCGGAGAGGGTATGAATTAAATGTTTTTATAATAACTCGCTTTTTCGTTAAAATTATTTTTGTTTTCTCTGGATGGAGAACTTACGTAGTTTTCCCATGCGCTATACGTTTTGATTAATGCTTCTCGCTCTGTAGGTGATTTTGTGTTTGCCTTGAGTTTTTCAAATGGTTCTTTTGCTGCATTTAAAACGATCATCATTTGCTCGATGTCGCAGTCAGCGATTGCTTTTGATATATCGGGATCCCAGCCAACTCTCACTAACATATCTTGCTTGCTGGAAGTAATAAATTGTGTAGTGTTGATTATCATTTCTCCCTTATATAGAAGCTTTAAAAAATTATTTTTGTTAACTTGCTGGGGCGTGTTGTCCAAGGTGATATTTTCGCATTTCTTTAAATACGCATAATGATCACTATTTCTGTTTTCTGCGGAAGATTGAGCCGTACACCCTGTAATGATCAATGTACTTAATAATGTCAATGCTATTTTTTTCATATGGGCCTGCTTGTGAATTATCGCACAAGAAAAGTTCGACTAAATTTTATCGTAAAAAGACATCGCCGAACAGATGTTTACAATCGTAAAAAATCAAATATGCTGTTAAGAGTGGTTACTTCGCCACACAGCTTAAACCCGCCGCCAGGCGGTTTTTTGTGTCCGAAAAACGGCGCAGTACGTTAAACGTGCTGGTGGTTGCGAATACCGGTCTTTCAGCTTGCTGGCTTTTTCGACAAGAGTTATTGGTATGTCACGTTAACCAGAAAAGGGAAAAAGACATGCTAAAACAGCAGGATATGACCGAAACTGCCAGAGTGGTGTTTAATGAATTAAGCGTCACCGAACCGGCGACCGTCGGGGAGATTGCGCAGAATACTTACCTTTCACGCGAACGCTGCCAGTTAATACTGACCCAGCTTGTTATGGCGGGTCTGGCAGATTATCAGTTCGGTTGTTACAGACGCCTTCCGCGGTGAAGGTTTTTTAATTTGTGGTAATGGGCGGCTGGTGGGTGTTAGCGGCCCCTGCCAGCCATCTGCTCATGCGTTGTGGTCACAAGCAAACCTCAGGCCCATCTGCTTTGCGCAAAAGCGGTATGAGCCTATCAGAGAAGTGCTTATTGATCTATGGCTAATACTGTAAAAATATCCAGTTGTGAGTTAATCAACGCTGATTGTCTGGAATTTATCCAGACCTTACCGGAAAATTCTGTCGATCTGATAGTCACAGACCCGCCATACTTTAAAGTGAAGCCCGAGGGCTGGGATAACCAGTGGAAGGGCGACGATGATTACCTGAAATGGCTGAATCAGTGTCTGGCGCAGTTCTGGCGGGTACTGAAGCCCGCAGGAAGTCTTTACCTGTTCTGTGGTCATCGCCTGGCATCTGACACCGAAATCATGATGCGTCAGCGCTTTAATGTGCTGAACCACATTATCTGGGCGAAGCCGTCAGGGCGCTGGAACGGGTGCAACAAGGAAAGCCTGCGGGCGTATTTCCCGGCAACAGAGCGCATTCTGTTTGCAGAACATTATCAGGGGCCATACCAGCCCAAAAATGACGGCTATGAGGCAAAGGGGCGTGAGCTAAAACAGCACGTCATGGCCCCGCTGATTTCTTACTTTCGTGATGCGCGTGAATCACTGGGAATAACGTCAAAACAGATAGCGGAAGCCACCGGAAAGAAAAACATGGCTTCGCACTGGTTTGGTACCAGTCAGTGGCAATTACCGAACGAGGGTGATTACAACAAATTGCAGGCGTTGTTTGCGCGTGTTGCGGCAGAAAAGCATCAGCGAGGGGAACTGGAAAAGCCACACCACCAGCTGGTCAGCACATACAGTGAACTGAACCGGCAATATGCCAGCCTGCTGGAAGAGTATAAATCTTTGCGGCGTTATTTTTCCGTATCGGCTGCCGTTCCGTATACGGATGTCTGGACGCATAAATCCGTGCAGTTTTATCCGGGCAAACATCCCTGTGAAAAACCGGCAGATATGTTGCGGCAGATAATTGAGGCCAGCAGTCACCCTGGTGATTTGGTTGCGGATTTTTTTATGGGTTCAGGTTCAACGGTAAAAGCGGCGATGGCACTGGGGCGTTGTGCGATTGGTGTTGAGCTGGAGACCGGACGTTTTGAACAGACAGTCAGGGAAGTTCAGGATTTAATCGTTTGAAACGGATGAGATTGCAGAATTAATTACGCACCATTATTATTCTGCTCCCGGCCCTTTAGCTCAGTGGTGAGAGCGAGCGACTCATAATCGCCAGGTCGCTGGTTCAAATCCAGCAAGGGCCACCATCACATACCGCCATTAGCTCATCGACAGAGAGTGCCAGCTTTCGAAACTGGCTGTGTGGGGCTCGGGTCCCCGATGGCAATCTATTATCTGCATTATGCGTTGTTAGCTCAGCCGGACAGAGCAATTGCCTTCTAAGCAATCGGTCACTGGTTCGAATCCAGTACAACGCGCCACGCTTATTTTTCCAGGCTCGCTTCGGCGGGCCTTTTTCATATCCGCGCCACGCCCGGCGAATATCAAAAAACCACAGAGCCTTTCAGGGGTGAGCTTACGGGATGGTCAGTGTGACTTTCTCTGTGGGCTGGTCACCACCGGGCGCAGGCTCACCCACTAAAAGGAAAAGTCACGATGTTTGGTATTTTCAAAAAGAAAACCCGCAAGGCCATTACCGAAGTGAAGAAGATGGAGAACCGCGACGCAGTGGAGGCGACCGTCTGGGGCGCGTATTCCATTGCATACGCTGACGGCACCTGTGATGCGAAAGAAATCGCAGTACTGGAGAAAACCATTGCAGCACTTCCTGCCTTTGCGCCGTTCTCCGGTGAGATTGCCCAGATGAGCGCCAATATCCGCGCCCGTTATGAAGCATCCCCGCGTTCAGCCAATGCCGAAGCCCTTCGTCAGCTGGCTGATGTCGCCGGTACTGATGATGCAGTTAATGTGCTGTGCCTGTGTCTGGATATCGCTGACCAGGATGGCATTGGTCCGGATGAAGAAGCACAGCTCAAGAAAATTGCGCAGGCGCTTCAGCTACCGCTGGAGCAGTACCTGTGAAAAGTGCGCGCCTTGTGCTGGCTGCCATCCTGCTGTTTCTGGTAGTGGCAGTGGATTTCACCGGACGGCTGATGTCGGTGCTGGCAGATGGTGTGCTGGTGGTGATGGCGCTGGTCGTGCTCCGGCCTTTACTGCGTAAATCTGAATAACACCACACAAAAGGCATCTGCGGGTGCCTTTGACGGGGTATTGTTTTTTACGGGCCGCTGGTGGCCCTTTTTTATTTACAGGAGAAAAAAGTATGTCTGAACCCTTATCCGGTTCCGGTACGGCTGCGGCGCTCGGTGGAGCGACGGTATTCGGGCTGTTTACCGGAACGGATTTCGGGATTGTGTTTGGTGCGTTCGCCGGGGCGTTATTTGTGGCAACAATTCCGCAGGCGCTTTCAGCCTGGCGTGTGGCGGCGCATTTTCTGGTGTCGTTCATTATCGGCGTGCTGGGGGCAGGGGTTCTGGCATCCTGGCTGGTAAAGCACACAGGGTTTGACGGAGCGCCTGTCGACGCACTGTGTGCAGTACTGGTGTCAGTGGTGTCGGTGAAGATTCTCTCGTTCATCCACCAACAGGATATCGCATCACTGGTGTCCGGCCTGTTATCTCGCCTGCGTGGCGGAGGAGGCGGCAATGTTAAGTAACCTTCCCGGATTACTGAATGTGGCGTTATGCACGGTTATCGTGCTGACGCTCTTTTTTTATCGTCGCCGTGATTCCAGACATAAACCGCTGATGTCATGGCTGGCCTGGCTGCTGATGCTGCTGTATGCCTTTGTGCCCCTCAGCTATCTGTGTGGTCGCCCGTTAGCGGTGAACTGGCTGGCGGTGGGGCTTAATCTGCTGTTCTGCGTGCTGGTGATTCGCGCACGCGGGAACGTTTCAAAAATCTTTGTATTACGAAGGCGCTGATATGAAGTCGAAAGATGAAATTTTTGACGAAGTTCTGGGAAAAGAGGGCGGTTACGTCAATCACCCGGATGATAAAGGCGGACCGACAAAATGGGGTATTACAGAAAAAGTCGCCCGCGCTCACGGATATCGCGGCGATATGCGTGACCTGACGCGCGGGCAGGCGCTGGAAATACTCGAGGCGGATTACTGGTTCGGACCACGTTTTGACCAGGTCGCCGCATTATCCCCTGATATTGCTGCAGAGTTGTGTGATACCGGTGTGAATATGGGGCCGTCCGTAGCATCGAAAATGCTCCAGCGCTGGCTGAACGTTTTCAACCTGCAAGGCAAATTGTTCCCGGATATGGACGCAGACGGGCGTATCGGCCCCCGCACGATTAATGCACTACGGGCTTATCTGCAAAAACGCGGCAAAGACGGCGAACTGGTAATGCTGACTGCGCTGAACTGTACGCAGGGTGACCGCTATCTGGAGCTGGCAGAGAAACGGGAGGCTAACGAGTCATTTGTCTACGGCTGGATGAAAGAGCGCGTAGCAGTTTAAAAACTGACGCTGAAGTGCTGAACACCCTCAACTCATGCAGGCTCTTTTCTGGGGTTACGATGAGCGAAAGCAAGGGGTACCGCATCAGATAGCAAAAACCCCGGCTGCTGGAACAGTCCGGGGTTTTCTGTTTCTGGCCTTGGGTAAGGCAAAGGAGAACATGAGGAAGTATAAACTAATTCTGTTGAGGTTGACTATGAAAAACGGCCTTGAATTGAAAGCGCCTGTAACTGATGACATCAGCAGAGCGGTGGCTTTTGCCATTAAGTGGGTGGCGGTTGGTATCGCCGTGTCTCCGATGCTGTATGGGCTGGCAAAACTGGTCATTGCGGTGAAATCGTAAGTGGGGCGGGGATGAGTATGTCAGATAGCATCATAAAACTGGCGCGGATTCTTTGTGTGGTTGTTGGCCTTTCATTTTCAGCAATGTTGGTTGCTATTTTCATTTCCACTGCCTGGCGAGTATTGAGCCTATCCGGATTGATTGGTGGATAGCGAGATGAAGCGAAAACACTGGATACACAGAATGCCGCGAACGGCGGCGAAATGGGTACTGGTAGCGATACTTGTGCCTTTTTTATTGGTGGGATGCGTCAGCCTGGATAAGGCGCACCAGCTTTTCGATGCAGCTTCTCAGGTCTGTGAAATTGTCGACGGTGTTCGGCAGTGTATGCAGAACTGATCGCCTGTAATAGCAGAATATTTTGCTGAAAAATGAAGAGCGTGCCAGCGTCCGGAAAGCATGAAATTCTGCTGTGTGTGTCAATTTTTCTTATACATTCTGAATCTTGCCGAATCAGGATGAACTTTGAACAACAGTCCGGGCGGCAAGGGGTATTTTTATCCGGAGGGGATATGAAGAGATTACTGGTAACCGTAAAGCCCTTTAACGGAACGATTCCATTCAGGGTTTTGCAGCGTGGACGTGTTCTGGTTAAGGATATCTTCAGTGGTAAATGCACGGAGTGTTACTCCCAGACATATGAAGTGGGTGCCACGGACGAAGAAATTTCTGTTGAATGCGATCTGAAGGCAAATATGGCGGGGATTGTAACAGCCACGTTGTTGCCTGTTTCATGAATGACATAGAATGTCTCTGGGTACCCAAAAGGAGAACACTATGTTTGTAGAAAATAACCTGAAGGCTGATCCTGATAATCAGGGATGGGTTCTGGGTTGGGCTGTAGTACGTGACAAACCCTGGCATCTGGTCGGCATTTATGCAACGGAGGATGGCGCAAAGTCTAAACGCTCTGAATTGAATGGGGAGTATGAAGTTCGTTATGGTTCCCATCGTTTAGGTAGTGATGATTTTATGTCTGTCGGACTCAGCTAACTGGCTGTGATGCCTGTTTGTAGCCCCGCAAATGCGGGGCTTTTTTATATCTGGAGATGATGATGGAAAAACAGAAAACAAACCGATTGTAATCGGCGTTGCTGCTGTTCCGTTTGAGTTTGAGTTGTGTCAACTGGTGGGGATGCGCATCAGTGATGAATGGGGTGAGGTTAAAGCCAGCGCGCAGTATGCGGATGGCGAAAACCAGTACTTGATCCACTACAAAGCAGCTGATGGTCGCGCCACGACGGAGTGGTTTGGTGAGTCAATGTTGGAAGCAACAGAAGATGATCGTCATCCGGGTTGTCCGGTATTTGCCGGTATGGAATTACCGGAAGGTGCAGTCGTTACTGAGTAACAGGCATTACAGCAGCCCTTCACACAGCGAGGGGCTGCGATAATGCAGGTGTTGGAGTGTGTGTAAATGATGATCGCTCTCATTTTGCGGGTCCTCCCGGTGGGGTACCCTTGCCACGGGGCGGGAGCGGCGCGGAAAAAGGCTAGTTTTTGCATTTTTATCGGCCACCATCATCTTTGCATCTTATTGATTATTAATGGTTATTTGTTTTTTGTATGTCTAATTGAGCGGTTTTTGTTCGACATCGAACGCGTTTTCTTAAAGTTGTTCGCACGATGCATGTTTAAAGCTATCCGGAGGAAATATGGATCATGAGTTGAAAAAACTGGTGCTGAATATTAATCAACTGGCGGCTTTATCTGGTCTGCACCGCCAGACTGTCGTGGCAAGACTGAAAAACATTCGTCCCGCTGGTGGACATGACAAACTCAAGCTATACCGGTTGACCGATATTCTGACTGAATTTATGGGGTTACCACCGCCGGTTGCTGAGGGCGAAATGGATCCACATGAACGCAAAGCCTGGTATCAGTCTGAACGTGAGCGTCTTAAGTTCGAACAGGAAACGGCACAACTCATTCCGGCCAGTGATGTCAGACGGGAGTTTGCCATCTGGGCAAAAGCGGTCGTGCAGGTGCTGGAGACATTACCGGATATTCTTGAACGTGACTGCGGTCTGCAGCCTGCCGCTGTGAGCCGTGTTCAGTCCATTATTGATGATCTGCGCGATCAGATAGCCCTGCGGGTGACTGAAACAGGTGCGGATGATGAGGAGGAATTACAGCAGGAGGAGTAATGCTGAATCAGGAAACCGCAAAGGCAGCACGAACCGATTCAGGTTATATCCTTCGCGCACCGAGACGAATGCGGGTTGCTGATGCCGTTGCTCAGTATATGCGGGTGCCCATGGGGGCCGGGAACTCAGTCCCGTGGGATCCGCTGGTGGCACCGTATGTTATTGAGCCGATGAACTGCCTGGCCTCGCGTGAATACGACGCAGTGATATTTGTTGGCCCGGCACGAACCGGCAAGACTATCGGCCTGATTGACGGCTGGGTGATTTACAACGTGATTTGCGATCCTGCTGATATGCTGATCATTCAGATGACGGAGGAAAAAGCCCGCGAACACTCCAAAAAACGACTCGCCAGAACGTTTCGCGTCAGCCCGGAAGTGGTCAGTCGCCTGAGTCCGAACAAAAATGACAACAACGTTTATGACAGAACATTCCTTGCTGGCAACTACCTGAAAATCGGCTGGCCGTCAGTCAATATCATGTCCTCATCAGATTATAAATGTGTGGCGCTGACGGATTATGACCGTTTTCCGGAAGATATTGATGGTGAGGGGGATGCCTTCTCTCTTGCTTCAAAACGTACCACCACATTTATGTCCAGTGGTATGACGTTGGTGGAGAGTTCCCCCGGCAGGGATGTGAAGGATGTGAAATGGCGACGGACTTCACCGCATGAGGCTCCACCAACCACGGGGATCCTGTCGCTCTATAACCGTGGTGATCGCCGTCGCTGGTACTGGCCCTGCCCACACTGTGGTGAGTATTTTCAGCCCTGTGGCGATGTGGTTGCTGGTTTTCGTGATATTGCCGATCCCGTGCTGGCAAGTGAGGCAGCTTATATTCAGTGCCCTTCCTGTTCCGGGCGAATTATGCCTGACCAGAAACGCGAGCTGAACGGACGTGGGGTCTGGTTGCGGGATGGTGAATCCATCAATGCAGACGACAGTCGTTATGGTGAGCCCCGGCGCTCACGTATTGCGTCATTCTGGATGGAAGGCCCCGCTGCGGCATATCAGACGCTGTCCCAGCTGGTCTATAAGTTGCTGACCGCCGAACAGGAATACGAGTCGACCGGAAGCGAAGAAACGCTCAAGACAGTCATCAACACCGACTGGGGATTACCTTATCTTCCCCGGGCCAGCATGGAGCAACGAAAAAGCGAACTGCTTGAGCAGCGGGCAGAGCCTGTTCCTCCCCGAAGTGTGCCGGATGGCGTTAATTTCCTTGTGGCGACAGTGGATGTGCAGGCGGGACGTCATCGCCGTTTTGTGGTTCAGGTAACGGGCTATGGCAGTCGTGGCGAACGCTGGATAGTTGATCGTTACAACATCACGCAGTCGCTGCGTTGTGACAATAACGGGGAAAGCCTGCGTATTGACCCTGCCGGTTATCCGGAGGACTGGGATGTTCTGCTGACGGATGTTTTTCATAAAGGCTGGCCGCTGGCTTCTGACTCCTCTCAGCGCATGCGGGTAATGGCAATGGCGGTGGACTCCGGCGGTGAAGATGGGGTTACCGATAATGCCTATAAATTCTGGCGTCGTTGTCGTCTTGATGGTCTTGGCAAGCGTATTTACCTGTTTAAGGGAGACAGTATCCGTCGCGCAAAACTGATAACCCGTACATTTCCGGATAACACCGGACGAACGGGGCGACGGGCGCAGGCTTCGGGTGATGTTCCACTCTGGCTCCTTCAGACGGATGCCCTGAAAGACCGGGTGAATAACGCGTTATGGCGTGACTCGCCAGGTCCCGGCTATGTGCATTTTCCTGACTGGCTGGGGAGCTGGTTTTACGACGAACTGACGTATGAAGAGCGGAGCAGTGACGGAAAGTGGAGCAAGCCGGGTCGCGGTGCCAACGAAGCCTTTGACCTGATGGTGTATGCCGAGGCGCTGGTTATTCTGCATGGGTACGAGAAAATTCAGTGGCCGGATGCGCCGGAATGGGCATGCAGGGAAACCTGGCTGGAATACGTCAGTGACAACGCTGAGCAGGCTGTTCTGCCGGAACCAGTCTCTCTGCCTGCCAGAAAAAAGAAACGAAAAAAAGTGACGCCCGATGAGGATAACCCCTGGGTGACTTCCGGAGGATGGTTATGAATCAGAATGATATTGAAGCCATGATCCAGCGTTATATCGATGCGGAAATGGCAGTGCTGGACGGAAAATCCGTCACCTTTAATGGTCAGCAGATGACCATGGAAAATCTGTCCGAGATCCGACGGGGGCGTCAGGAGTGGGAGCGGCGTCTTGCTGCCCTGACTGCGCGGCGACGGGGGAATCCGGGATATAAACTGGTGAGGTTCTGATGGCAATTCTGGATGATGTGATTGGTGTTTTTTCTCCAGGCTGGAAAGCTGCGAGGTTGCGATCAAGAGCGTTAATCCGCGCTTATGAGGCCGTGAAACCCACACGCACACACAAAGCCCGACGGGAAAACCGTTCTGCCGACCAGCTCAGTAAGTACGGGGCGGTTTCCCTGCGGGAGCAGGCCCGTTTTCTGGATATCAATCATGACCTCGTAATCGGCGTTTTCGACAAGCTTGAGGAGCGGGTGATTGGTGCAAAAGGGATTATTGTTGAACCCCAGCCATTACTGAAAAACGGTGGTGTGGCTACAGAGCTGGCAATGATTATCCGTCGTTTGTGGGCGGAATGGTCTGTCAGTCCGGATGTGACCGGACAGCATACGCGCCCCATGCTCGAACGTCTGCTGTTGCGTACCTGGTTACGTGATGGCGAAGTTTTTGCCCAGATGGTCAGAGGCGCAGGTGCCGGGCTGGCGCGGACTGCCGGTGTGCCTTTCTGGCTCGAGGCTATGGAGCCGGATTTTGTGCCCATGCTCAGTGATGAGTCTGCGGGAATGAATCAGGGGGTTTTTCTGGATGAGTGGGGCAGACCGAAAAAATACCTTGTTTATAAAAATTATCCGGTTACCGGACGGCAGAGTGATACCAAAGAGATTGCAGCTGAAAATATGGTGCATCTGAAGTTTACCCGCCGGCTGCACCAGACGCGTGGTACATCCATGTTGTCGGGTGTGCTGATGCGGATCAGTGCACTTAAGGAGTACGAGGATTCTGAGTTGGTTGCAGCGCGTGTTGCTGCGGCTCTGGGGTTATATATTCGTAAAGGAGATGGACAGGATTATGAAGATGTTGTGACAAATAAAGATAATGACCGGGAGTTGCATATCACTCCCGGCATTATTTATGACGATCTTCGTAAGGGGGAAGATATTGGCATGGTCAAATCTGACAGGCCTAACCCTAACCTGGAAACTTTTCGTAATGGTCAGTTGCGGGCCATGGCGGCGGGCACACGTCTGAGTTTTTCCAGTACAGCACGTAACTATAACGGTACCTACAGCGCCCAGCGACAGGAACTGGTTGAGTCCACCGATGGCTATCTGATCCTGCAGGACTGTTTTATTGGTGGCGTAACCCGTCCGGTGTACCGGGCATGGCTGAATATGGTGGTCGCCGCGGGGTTACTGAAAATTCCGTCGGATGTGGATATGAAAACGTTATATAACGCAACATATTCTGGCCCGGTGATGCCGTGGATCGACCCGGTCAAGGAGGCTGAAGCCTGGAAAATTCAGATCCGGGGTGGTGCGGCGACAGAATCAGACTGGGTGCGCGCCAGTGGTCGTAATCCGGATGACGTCAAACGTCGGCGTAAGGCTGAGATTGATGAAAACCGCAGGCTGGAACTGGTATTTGATACCGATCCGGCAAGTGATAAAGGAGGTGGTAATGCTGAAACAGAACGCGTGGTTCCGCGGCGAACCGAAGGCCAGCCTGAAGAATAATTCCTGGTTCAGGATGAAGGCGGGTCATAAAAGTGATGCGGATATTTATATCTACGATGAGATTGGTTTCTGGGGAGTTACGGCGAAGCAGTTTGTCAGTGATCTGAATGCGCTGGGTAATATCACCCACATTAATCTCCATATCAATTCACCGGGTGGCGATGTCTTTGAAGGCATCGCCATTTTTAATGCGCTGAAAAATCACGGAGCATCCATCACTGTTTATGTGGATGGCGTTGCCGCATCCATGGCATCGGTCATTGCAATGGTGGGGGATCCTGTCATCATGCCAGAAAATGCATTCATGATGATCCATAAACCATGGGGAGTGAGTGGTGGCGATGCGGATGATATGCGCGATTATGCCGACCTGCTTGATAAAGTTGAATCGGTCCTGTTGCCTGCTTATGCGCAAAAAACCGGAAAAACTACCGATGAAATTGCCGCCTTGCTGAAGGATGAAACCTGGATGTCTGGTGCCGAATGCCTGGCACACGGATTTGCTGACCAGGTGACACCGGAAGTTAAGGCAATGGCATGTATTCAGTCAAAACGTACAGAGGAATTTAAAAAAATGCCGGAATCCATCCGAAATATGATTATTCCGCCACGCAACAGTGCAACGCGTGAGCCTGAAAACAAAAATACTGTATCTCAGACACAGGAGCAGACTACGGCTCAGGTTGTCGCAACCGCGACCAGTACCGTGACCACTGCAAATGCGTCTTCCGCAGATGAAAGCAGTATCCGTGCACAGGTGCTGGCTGAGCAAAAAGCACGCGTGAGTGGTATTAATGATCTGTTTGGTATGTTTGGCGGGCGTTATCAGACATTGCAGGCCAGTTGTCTTTCCGATCCGGAGTGCTCGCTTGAGCAGGCTCGCGAGAAGTTACTGAATGAAATGGGTAAGGAATTTTCACCATCAAATAAAAATCCCCCGTCCCATATTTATGCCGGCAACGGTAATTTTGTGGGGGACGGGATTCGTCAGGCGCTGATGGCGCGTGCCGGATTTGCTGAGCGTGAACAGGATAACGTCTATAACGGGATGACCCTGCGTGAATATGCCCGAATGTCACTGACAGAACGTGGTATTGGGGTTTCCGGTTATAACCCGATGCAGATGGTCGGGGCTGCGTTCACGCACAGCACGTCTGACTTCGGTAATATTCTCCTGGATGTCGCGAACAAAGCCATTCTGCAGGGATGGGAAGAAGCCCCTGAGACTTACGAACAGTGGACCCGGAAAGGTCAGCTGTCTGATTTTAAAATTGCCCATCGTGTGGGAATGGGGGGCTTCAGTTCTCTGCGTCAGGTGCGTGAAGGGGCTGAATATAAGTACGTCACCACCGGAGATAAACAGGCCACGATTGCACTGGCGACTTATGGTGAACTGTTCAGCATCACCCGTCAGGCCATTATCAACGATGATCTGAATATGCTGACCGATGTTCCGATGAAACTGGGGCGTGCGGCGAAATCCACGATTGCCGATCTGGTTTATGCCATTCTGACATCTAACCCGAAAATCTCCACGGATAATGTGAGCCTGTTCGATAAAGCGAAACATGCAAACGTGCTGGAGAATGCAGTAATGGACGTGGCGTCACTGGATAAAGCCCGCCAGTTGATGCGCGTTCAGAAAGAGGGCGAGCGTCATCTGAATATTCGTCCTGCGTTCGTACTTGTCCCGACGGCGATGGAATCCGTGGCTAACCAGGTGATCCGTTCTGCCAGTGTGAAAGGCGCAGATATTAATGCCGGTATTATTAACCCGGTGAAAGATTTTGCGACCGTTATTGCAGAGCCGCGCCTTGATGATAACAGCCAGACCACCTTTTATCTGGCTGCGGCGAAAGGTACGGATACCATCGAAGTGGCTTATCTCAATGGGGTGGATACGCCATATATTGATCAGATGGAGGGCTTCAGCGTGGACGGCGTGACAACGAAAGTGCGTATTGACGCCGGTGTTGCACCAGTTGATCACCGCGGTCTGGTGAAATGTACGGCGTAAACGTCGCAGACAACAACTCTGATGGCCCGTAAGGGCTTTTTTTGTACCTGAAATCAGCCCCGTTCAGGGGGCTTTGCGGAGGCTGTTATGGCAAAGAATTTTGTGGAAGACGGGAAAACGGTGGAGATTGTCGCTGGCGCAAATATCAGTAGCGGAGAGCTGGTACAGGTGGGCGATATTTTTGCTGTGGCACTGACCGATATTGCAAAAGGCGAAATTGGGGACGGCATGACTGAAGGTGTATTTATGCTGCCGAAACTGAAAACGGATGATATGAAAACCGGTAAGAAGGTTTATCTGAAATCCGGAAAAGTTCAGCTGACGAACAGCGGCTCTGATCCGCTGGTCGGGGTTGTCTGGGCAGATGCCGGAACCAGTGCAGAAGACGTGCCGGTAAAACTCAATGTCTGATCCCTTTTCCCGGTTGGCAGCCCGTATGGATGCTGTCACGATCAGAAAAATGGGGAAAACGGCCTCGATTAATGATGCGGATATGATTGTGATCCCGGGAGAAACACTGGCAGAGCTGAATGCGCTGTCCGGATCGGCGGTTTCTCTGGTGGTGTTTTCTTCGGGGTATCGTCCGCGGCGCGGGGACCGCGTTGTTTATGACGGACAACAATGGACGGTCACACGGCATGAACGCTTTAACGGTAAACCCGTGATCTTTATTGAGTAAAGGGGGATGGATGAAGGGGCTTGAGAATGCTATTCGCAATCTGAACAGCCTTGATACCCGTATGGTACCGCAGGCCAGTGCATGGGCGATAAACCGTGTGGCGCAGAAAGCGGTCTCGGTAGCTACCCGGCAGGTTGCGCAGAATACCGTTGCGGGTGACAACCACGTAAAAGGGATCCCCCTGAAAACGGTGCGTCAGCGCGTCCGGGTATTGAAGGCCAGCCCGTCAGGAAAAATGTATGCCCGTATCCGGATTAACCGGGGCAACCTGCCAGCCATTAAGCTCGGGGCGGCTCAGGTCAGGCTGGCGCGGCGTGGCGGAAAGCTACGGTACCGGGGAAGTCTGCTGAAGGTGGGCAAATATCTTTTCCGGGATGCGTTTATTCAGCAACTGGCGAACGGTCGCTGGCATGTGATGCGGCGTATTGACGGCAAAAATCGTTACCCCATTGATGTGGTGAAAATCCCGTTGTCCGGACCGCTGACGCAGGCATTTACGGAAGCCAGTCGGCATATTGCTGAAACGGAGATGCCGAAACAACTGGGTTATGCACTGAAGCAGCAACTGAGGTTATTTCTGACACGATGAACAGACATACAAAAATCCGTCAGGCGGTACTGGCACGTCTGTGTGAGGAGTGTGGCGAGTGCGCCACATTTTTTGACGGGCTTCCGGCCTTTATTGATGCACAGGAGTTGCCCGCTGTGGCGGTCTGGCTGAGCGATGCCCGGTATACCGGAAAAATGACAGATGAGGACGACTGGCAGGCCGTTCTGCATATCGCTGTGTTTATCCGTGCGCAGGCACCGGATTCAGAGCTGGATGAGTGGATGGAAAATAGCATTTATCCGGCGCTGAGGCATATACCGGCGCTTTCCGGGCTGATCGACACCATGACACCGCAGGGGTTTAACTACCAGCGCGATGATGAGATGGCGACGTGGGCGATGGCGGAAATCACGTATCAGATCGCCTACACGAACTGAATAAATAATGTAAGGAGGAGTGATGTCCACACCGAATCCACTGGAGAAAACGAAAGGCGCAGGGACAACATTCTGGATGTATACCGGGATGGGAGATCCGTTTGCGTCTGCATTGTCAGACACGGACTGGCTGCGACTGGCAATGGTGAAGGATTTGCAGCCGGGCGAAATGACGGCTGATGCGGAAGACGACACGTATCTTGATGATGAGAATGCGGACTGGAAGAGCACATCTCAGGGCCAGAAAACCGCTGGCGATACGTCTGCCACACTGGCATGGCGTCCGGGCGACAGCGGACAGAAAAAACTGGTTGAGTTGTTTTATTCCGGCGAGGTTTGTGCGTTTCGCATTCTGTACCCCAACGGCACAGTTGATGTTTTTCGTGGCTGGTTGAGTTCGCTGGGCAAAGCGGTGACGTCAACGGAAGTGATGACCCGGACCATCAAAATCACCGGGATTGGGCGTCCGTACCTGGCGGAAGAGTGTCAGGAGGTGGTCAGCGTCACCGGTGTGACGGTGACACCGATGGCGGTGACACTGCATCCTGGTGAAACGTCCAAACTGACGTTTGTGCTTGTACCGGAAAACGCCTCGGATAAAACGCTCACGGTGTTTTCCACGGATCCGCAGACAGCAACGGTAAGCCTGAGCGGCCTTGTGGCTACGGTATCTGCCCGCCAGGAAGGGACGGTCAGTATTGTGGGTATGAGCGGTGATGGCCGTACGGGGCAGGTGGTCAAGGTGACCGTGGCCCCTGCTGAGGAGAAGAGTACCGGACGTACCCGGGGATAACAGGGCCATGTTTATCATCAGCCCCGGTTCGCCGGGGTTTTTTATTCGGGGAGAAGAGAAATGTTTCTGAAACAGGATACGTTTAATTACGGCAATCAGTCGGTGGTACTGAATGAACTGTCTGGTCTGCAGCGTGTGGAATACCTGGCTTATGCCCGTGAACGCGCGGCGCAGTTTGATGAGGCTTCTGCAGGAATGGAAGAAGGGGCCCGCCAGATTGCTTTTATGGAAATGGGGATGGACATCAACGCCTGGCTGGTTTCCCGTTCGCTGTGGAATGCCGACCAGTCTCAGAATGTGGCGGCGCTTTTTTCCTCCGTGCGCGTGACATGGTCCTGGGATGCGCTGGGGATGGCGGCGGAAAGCATTCTGGCGCTGAGCGGTATGGCACTGACAGTGGCGACAGAGGGGGATGACGTGAAGGAGGTGCTGACGCCGGAAAAGTCCTGACGCAGGAAATGCAGTTTGTCATGCGGCTGGCCCGGGAGTTCCGGCGGGGCGACTGGCGGCGAATGCTGTCAGAAATGTCAGCCACAGAACTGGGAGAGTGGGGGGATTATTTCCGGCGGCAGAGTTTCAGTGATGTGTGGCTGGATGCGCAATTTGCCACACTGAAAACGCTGATTGTGCAGATGGTTTCCGGAAAAACCGTGGCGGCGGATATGTTCAGCCTGTTGCCTTCAGAGACAGAAGCGCCCGTCCGGACAGATGAAGAGCTGATGTTTCTGGGGGAAGGTATCGCGGGAGGAATAAGAATTGAGCCAGATAGCTGACCTTGTTATTGATTTAAGTGTTGATACGGCTGATTTTAAGGAACAGCTTCCGCGTATTAAAGCGCAACTCAATGGTACCGCCAGCGAAGCGGCGCGCGCAGAAGCGCGGGTCAGACAGTTTGAAGCGAGTCAGAAGCAGGCGGCGACTACCGCGGTGAAACAGACTCAGGCACTGGCGGGGAATGCGCAGGCGCATGTTTCGTTGTCAGAGGATGTGGAACAGACCCGTCAGCGACTTGATGCCCTGAACCGGAAAATGCGTGAGGAGCAGGCGCAGGCGGCGGCACTGGCTGCTGCTCAGGATAAAGCCGCTGCTGCATTTTATCGTCAGATTGACAGTGTGAAACAGGCGGGGGCCGGACTGCAGGAGCTGCAGCGTATTCAGCAGCAGGTCCGTCAGGCCAGAAACAATGGTGGCATCGCGCAGCAGGATTATCTGGCGTTAATCTCCGAAGTGACGGCAAAAACCCGCGTGCTGGCTCAGGCTGAAGAATCCGCCCCCCGCCAGAAGACGGCCTTTATCCGGCGGCTGAAGGAGCAGGTATCCGCTCAGAATCTTTCATCCACGGAGCTGCTCAGGGCAAAAGCCGCGCAGCTGGGTGTCAGTAGTGCGGCTGAGGTGTATATCAGCAAAATGGAAAAAGCCGGGAAGGTCACGCATTCGCTGGGGCTGAAAAGTGCGGCGGCCCGCCAGGAGATAGGTGTTCTGATAGGTGAAATTGCCCGGGGTAATTTCGGTGCGCTTCGTGGCTCCGGGATCACCCTGGCTAACCGTGCCGGATGGATTGACGCGCTGATGTCCCCGAAAGGCATGGCTGTCGGCGGGGTTATCGGTGGACTCACTGCTGCTGTTGTCGGGCTGGGAAAGGCCTGGTATGACGGTCAGAAGGAGGGGGAGGTGTTTAATCGTCAGCTGGCGTTGACAGGGCATTATGCGGGCATCACTACCGGACAGCTGTGGACTCTCAGTCGCGCCATTTCCGGGAATGGTATCACGCAACATGCTGCAGCCAGTGCGCTGGCTCAGGCGGTTGGCAGCGGTGCATTTCGTGGAGGTGATATCGCCATGGTGGCGAAAGCTGCCGCGCAAATGGAAAGTTCAGTGGGGCAGTCTGTCAGCGACACCATCAGTCAGTTTAAGCGACTGAAGGATGACCCGGTAAATGCAGCCAGGACGCTGGATAATGAACTGCATTTCCTGACTGCCACCCAGCTTGAACAAATCCGTGTTCTCGGGGAACAGGGGCGTGCCAGTGATGCTGCCCGGATCGCCATGTCAGCGCTGGCAGAGGAAACCGGTAAACGCACATCTGATATTGATAATAATCTCAATGCGCTGGGCAGTACGCTGCAAACCTTATCTGACTGGTGGAAGCAGTTCTGGGATGCCGCCATGAATATCGGGCGTAATGATTCCCTTGATGCGCAGATTGCGGCGCTGCAGGAAAAAATTCAGCGTGCGAAAAAATCGCCCTGGACAAATGCATCCACCACAGTGGAATACGACCAGCAGCGCCTTGATGAACTTCAGGAGAAAAAGCGCCAGAAAGATTTACAGGATGCAAAAGAGCAGGCAGAGCGGAATTATCAGGAGCAACAGAAACGCCGGAATGCTGAAAATGCCGCGCTGAACCGGATGAACGAAACGGAAGCGGCACGACATCAGCGTGAAATTGCGCGTATTAATGCCATGCAGTACGCAGATCAGTCGGTCAGGGACGCAGCGATACAGCGTGAAAATAAACGTCACAAAAAAGCCATTAAGAAAGAAACGCCTGCCACCCGTAATGATGAGGCCACCCGGTTATTACTGCAGTACAGCCAGCAACAGGCGCAGGTGGAGGGGCAGATCGCCGCCGCCAGACAGTCCGCGGGACTGACCACGAAAAAAATGACGGAAGCGCATAAGCAGCTTCTGGCCCTGCAGCAGCGTATCAGTGATTTAGCCGGTAAAAAGCTGACGGCAGATGAAAAAAGCGTGCTGGCGCATAAGGATGAACTGATTCAGGCGCTGACGCTGCTGGATGCAAAACAGCAGGAGCTGCAGAAGCAGACGGCGCTGAATGACCTTAAGAAAAAATCCATTCAGCTTGCCAGCCAGCTGGCGGAAGAGGAGCGGGTTCTGCGTCAGCAACATGACCTGGATATCGCCACGACAGGGATGGGGGATAAACAGCGTCAGCGATACCAGGCACAGTTCAGTCTGCAACAAAAATATCAGCAGCAGCGGGAACAGTTGGAGCGTGACAGTAAGCGGAAAGGAACATATGGCACAGATGAATACCGGAATGCTGAGCAGACGCTGACAGACAGTCTTAACCGGCAACTGAACGAAAACAGACGCTACTGGCAGGAGCAGGAACTGATGCAGGCAGACTGGAAAAACGGTGCCATGCGGGCGTTTCAGAATTTTACGGCAGATGCGGATAATGCGGCAGGAACTGCTGAGCAGATGTTTACAGCGGCATTTAACAGTGCAGGTAATGCACTGGCGACGTTCTGCACGACAGGTAAACTGAATTTCAAATCCTTTACCGCCTCGCTTCTTTCCGACCTGGCAAAAATCATGGCGCAGATGGCCATTATGCAGGCGGTGAAGGGGATTGGTTCGGCGTTTGGCTGGGGGAGCGCATCCGCTGCCAGTGTGACGCCCAATGCAGATGGCGGTGTTTATCAGTCTGCGGATTTGAGCCGTTACAGTGGCTCAGTGGTTAACCGCCCGACGTTTTTTGCCTTTGCAAAAGGCGCGGGGGTGATGGGAGAAGCGGGACCTGAAGCCATTCTGCCACTGCGTCGTGGTGCCGACGGTAAGCTGGGCGTTGTGGCGGATATTGGTGGTTCAGGCATGGTGATGTTTGCCCCGCAGTACAACATCGCGATCAATAACGACGGTACGAACGGGCAGATAGGTCCGGCTGCCCTGAAGGTGGTTTATGACCTCGGGAAAAAAGCTGCAGCGGACTTTATGCAACAGCAGTCCCGTGATGGCGGTCAGTTAAGCGGAGTGTATCGGTAATGGAGACGTTTCACTGGAAAATTCGTCCTGATATGACAGTTGCATCGGAACCGAAGGTGTTGACGGTAAAGCTGGGGGATGGCTATGAACAGCGGCGACCGGCAGGACTGAATAATTTATTGTCTGTTTACAGTGTGACTATCCGGATACGTAAAGGAGAACATCAGTCACTGGAGGATTTTCTGGCGCGGCATGGCGGTGTCAGGGCGTTTCAGTGGGTGCCGCCTTATGGCTGGAAACCAGTCAGGGTGGTTTGTCGTAAATGGTCGACACGCGTTGGGGCGTTATGGGTGACTGTAACGGCAGATTTTGAGCAGGTGGTGAACTGATGCAGGATATACAGCAGGAAACACTGAATGAATGCACCCGTGCGGAGCAGTCGGCCAGCGTGGTGCTCTGGGAAATCGATCTGACAGAGGTCGGTGGAGAACGTTATTTTTTCTGTAATGAGCAGAACGAAAAAGGTGAGCCGGTCACCTGGCAGGGGCGACAGTATCAGGCGTATCCCATTCAGGGGAGTGGTTTTGAACTGAATGGCAAGGGCAGTGCTGCCCGTCCGACACTGACGGTTTCTAACCTGCACGGCATGGTCACCGGGATGGCGGAAGACCTGCAGAGTCTGGTCGGCGGAACGGTGGTCAGGCGTAAGGTTTACGCCCGTTTTCTGGATGCGGTGAACTTCGTCAACGGAAACAGTGACGCCGATCCGGAGCAGGAGGTGATCAGCCGCTGGCGCATTGAGCAGTGCAGCGAACTGAGCGCGGTGAGTGCC